GGATGTATGAACTTGGGGAAGTTCCTGATTCCAACATTGCGCCCCATATATAAACACCACCGTCAGAAGTTCCCGTAAAATTTGCGCCTGTAGTATCTGTTGAGGTTGACGAGCAAATTGAAAAGTAAACATTTGCGGCCCCAACATAAGTACCCGTGACACTAAATCGAAACCATCCGTTTGCATATGCTGTTGCGGTTGCTGCTTTGTTAATTGCGGTTCCACCTGTTGAACCAACTTGCAATCCTGATGTAAGATCAAAAATCGCAGATACACCCGCGTAATTTTGCGCGTTAATCGCAAATCGTCTAGCGGCGTTTATTTGTTTTACAAACACGCTAATCGTTACCACGCCTGTCAAACTATAATTTGTTGAAATCCGGTGATAATCCAAAGCCAAAGTTTCATTGAATCCAATTGCGGTTGCACCGTTTGCAGGGTCTGTGTTTCCGCTAGTCCGCGATAAAATTGCGCCATCGCTCCAATTCACAGAAAGGCCGCTAGTAGCAAAAGATTGACTGCCGTAAAGATAATTAGTTGCGCTACCCTCAATCAACAGCCCCTTCGCCGCAAGCGTCGTCGGGTCATAATCAAACCGCGCTTCGTTTGCCGCCGCAGTTGCAACATAGCCCGACGAATTGATGTAGGTCGCTGTAGCCGCTGATCGTGTCAGCACCACGCGAGAATCTAAAGAGCCACCTGTAAAATCCAAATTCAGCGTAGAGCCATCGCCACCAATTCCCATGCGGGAATACCGGCGTGGCATTATGACTTGGCGCGTTCGCATTTTAGATCGTGTACCAAAACGCACCCATCTTTGGCGTTGTTCCGGTGGCTTTAAATTGCACTTGAATAAGCAAAGAACCAACGCAATCAATGATGACGCTTGCAGGCTCAACATTCGCGCCGGCTGCCGTTGCAGGCGTGTAAATGTTTACGGTTGGAACGCTTGCCGCAACCGTTGCGGAACTAAAGAAATAATTGGTTGTTCCATCAATGCTTAAACTTGCAACGGTTCCGCTTGTATAGCCTAGGGTTACATCCGCAAGAACTGTTGGAATGTAGGGGTTGCTACCCGTAATTGCGGAATATGATGACCAACCAATAACGCGCATTCCAACGGAAGTAAAATTGTTGCCGCTTACGCTTGGAACGATTTTAATAAGGTTGGGGTAGTTTGTTCCAAGGTCATACAACAATGCGCTTTGGCTAGTTGTGCTTGGCTTAGTTGCTGTTGGTGAAGCCGCGTCGTAAGCCTGTGCGCTTGTAAGCGTGATAAGGCCGCTAAAGTTATACGCTGCCTGTCCCGTTGCCGCTGTTGCTAGTGCCATTTGTGCTTTCCTTTATTTTGTCTTTTCAAGTTTGTCGAGTCGCATCAATATTGAATCCATCTTAGCGTTAAATTCCCGATCATTTGCCGATAGGTTGCCAACCGCTTTGGCTAGGTCGCTGCTAATTAAAGCCAAGTCTTTAATGCGTTCGCCTTGATTGTCTAGCGCGGCATCGCGCCGGCCGATGAGCATAAACGCACCGGCGATTGATCCTAGAAGCACAATCGCTTGAATACCGCTAAACACGGTTTGAAGCGAAACTTGCTTGGACATTTTTAGTTCGGTGTCACTACTCATTTTTAAATCCTAGCAAATGGCGTTTTCTAGGTCTACGCTGCTGACCATCATTTTGACGCTTCCGTTATTTCAATTTTTGTTAGGAACAATTCGACGCGCGGGTTTTTGCTGTCCACAAATAGGCGCAAGGGTAAATGAATCAAGCCGGAATCGTCTTTAAGTAGCCCGCCATCCTTTAGCCCGTCAAAGGTAGCCTTTAGGCTTGCTAGGCAGTTATCTTTATCCCGCACCCGTGAGTCGCGCGCGTACCAATATGCTTGACATTCGGCTGCAATCCAATTTCCTTTCATGCCGTCCATAGCAATTTGGGTTGCAGCCCAAGATTCAATACGGGCTGATTTGGTTGCTTTGGCTTTGACAGCCCAATGACAGCGGGTATTTGGCGACAACACCCGCGCCGGAATACCAACTGTGATCTTGATTGATTCATCATTCACAAGCGCATTGTTTCAAGTTTATTGGTTGAAGGGAATATGCACCGCCAAAATGCAGTTCCCCCTATACCCCCAACGATATTAGACATTTTGGGATAAGGCAATTGAAGCCGCGTTGACCATCCCCCGCGTCCACTTTGTCCATTGCTCACGGTGCGGGGAAACAGGATCGCCACCTAGCGCGCCGGTTGCCCTGCAATGCGCCACGGCCTCGGCTACTTGTTCACGGGACATCTTGGCTATGCGCCTTGCTGCTTCATCCTGATCCATTTTTACTTCGCCTTCTGAAAATTGCGTTTGCTTGATTTTCACCATGCTTCTAGCGAGTTTCTGCACGGTTTTACAGGCTTGGACTAATTCGGGAACGGCTATGAAAGTCCTTGCTAGTGAACGCTTTGCATTGGTTAAGGCAATGATTAAAGTGTCGTTATCAAAAGTTTCCAAATCACGCATTGCTTGCGCGTGTAATTTGCTTTCCTTGCTAGTCCATTTTGTCGTTGGAAAATATTCCAAAATTGTATGCAAAATTTGGTCAGTCATTTTTTGATTCCTTTGGTAGCGTGTTCATTTCATTCCAAACATCTAGCGGTGGAAACCAACATGGGTTTTTGTCTTCATAGTACCATTCAGGTTTTTTTCCTTCTTCAGCGTTTAGCCAACCCCAAATCTTAAAAGTGGTTTTGTAGTTTGGGCTTGCAATTACGGCAATGACAATGCCGTTATCGGTCGGCCTGATTTTGGGGCAAGGCTTATCGGCATGGGTAGTTCGGATCTCGCATTGGTAGCCCAACAAGTCGGATTGCTTAAAGGTGTCAACGCCCGCGCCCCAATAAACATTAAGATATTTGGCAACTGCCGCTTCGCCACACGCTCCAATAATCGAGTTGTACCACGCCTGTCCGGCATACTTTTCAGGGAAGTAATTGATGCCATTTTTTAAGACTGAATTTACGCAGCGGTTGTAGCCCACAAGAGAGGCGTTTCTAAACTCATAATCTAGAAGTTTGACAATCTGATTGTTCCGCGCGGTCAAATGCCAATTTTCATCTTCCCTATTTTGCATCAACATTTGATTCCCTTTTCAATTAAATTTGAAAACTCTCTAAATGCCCCGTGCGGCGTTTCTAGGATCACGGCGGCGTTACCCCCTACTTGACCAAACAAATGCGGTGGTGTTGATTCTAATGGCATTACAAAGCCTCCTGCGGGTCGAGGTAACGCCCCTGCTGTAGCCAAGTGGTTGGATGTGCGATAAATTTGGGGTCGGCGGTTTTGTTGGCATCGGCGAATTTTTGTACTCGTTCGCACAAGACGGAAATGCCGGCTGCGGGATCATCTTGTTCGTATTCTTCAGCAAGTTCAGCGGCCGCTTTTCGGATCAAAATAAAGGCTTTCTTTTTACCTACGCGGCGGGGAAATAAACACCACACGGATTCACAAGCCGTATCGCTAATGCTGCTTGCCGGTTTCTTCCTTGGCGGTGAAATATCTTGCTCGGCGGCGAAGCCGATGAGCGTATGTTTTTTATCTGAATTTGAAATCTGAGATTTGATATCTGATATCTGATATCTGACATCTGATATCTGACATACTATCGGTTGAGCATCTTCTAAGCATTGCTTGGGTGATGCTTGGGCAATGCTTAAAGCATTGCTTGAAGCATCCTTTGACCATCGTTTTGCAGCCCCTTTTGTTCCTCTTGCCTTCCATGTTTCAAGTTGAACTAACAAGGTTTGGCGGTCACGCTCCATGCGCGGGTTGCGGCGCAAGCCATCTTCCGCAATAGGAAACTTTGAGCCAACGACTGACCAACAGGATTTGGTTCCGGCAGCCATACGGTCTAGGCGGTCAACTTCCGGCGGAAGCCCATCGTTTACCCATGCGTACCAAAGCAAGGTCATGTAAACTCCGCGCTCTTCCATTGTCCAAGACGCAGTTGAATTTAGGAAGTCGCTACCGTAGAATTTGAGGAACGCCAATGGCGCGCCTGCATTTGTTAAACTCATATCAGATCTCTCTGCGGCCTTATCGCCGCGTATGATTTAGAAGCAGTCCAAGTTACATTCTTGGGCTGTTTCGCTTTCTATCGTAACTCTTGTTTTTCTTGAACGCAATCTAGTAGTCCCTGCGCGACTTACCGCCCAAATATGCAATGAGGATTATTTCCAACACAATCACGCAAAGCAAAAGTATGATTGTCATTTTTTTGTCCTAGCGGCGGCATTGCCGCAAAACCATCCCATAGTTGTTTACTTCTTTTTTAATTTTGATTTCAGCCTTGCGTACAAATTTATTTGCCTGAAAAGGTTGGTAATCGACATGGTGATGGCATCGCCCGTATCGAGTAACCAACCTTGCATATTCCGGATAGGTGTCA